CTCAAGCCCTGTTGCTTGGCCATCTGGTCACAAGGTCGGTTACCTTGATCAGCTAGGACCTCGTTGGTCCATCCCAAATTTGCCTTCTGTGGCAACCCTCACTCGAACGAACACAGCCGATTCACTGCAATGGATTCGGCATTGAGTGCAGCTGCTTGCGTTGTCGGGACCCTGTCCGACACGGCCCTCGGTCGTGCCGTCGGGTTCTTCGGAGCCGCCACCCATGGCGCCTTCGACTACGCAGCACACGCATCCGGACTTTCGAGTCTGAGGGTTGTTGGCTACCAGTACCTGGGCTCGGAGCGCGCATGCTCTGGGAGTGTACTGACAGAGGGCCAAGTTGCTTTGATCAACTCCCAACGTGACGAACGATGCGAGCGCTTGCTTGCCGATTGTTACGGACCGATCAAGCAGCTTGCTCAGAACATCCACTACGACACGCACAACTTGCCGCGTGCCACCTACCGCTGTGTGGTGCCGAAGGCAACGACGCTGTCGCGCTTGGATGGATTTCGCTCGTACCCGTACAGCGGAGGCAACGTGCCGCCGGCCCTCTACCGCACACGTGGCGTTCACCCTTGGCGTGGTGACTGCGACTGTGTTGCGTGTCACGAGGCGATGGACAATGCCATCGAAGACCCGGCGCGTGCTTTGGAGGTGCTTGGAATGACGCTTCAGTCGGCCCTACGGGAGGTCGATGAAGACAAGTACCCCCGTTGCTTCGGCCACGTGCTGAGCTCCGCTTACGGGACCCGTCAGCTAACCGTCATCGATCTGACGGTGCCGACGGCCCTCATCCCCGTCCTCAACAAGCTCTTGACGTCGTTCAACGCGACACCGAAGGCTGTCCCCTCCCACTTCACCGATCGCATTCGGACCTCTGTTGACGCCCTCGCGGTGGACAACGGCTGGACAGTGGGTCAGGCGACATGTGCGCTCATGAGTGCGCTGACAGTCTTCGCGTGTATGTGTGCGGACACGGCAAGTGTGGGGCAGCACACGATGCTGACCGACATTGAGGATGTGGCATACGTGCCCGAGCCCGGCCCAAGTGCTGACCTCGAGGACATGATTGATGAGGTGAACAAGGAGCTGAACGCCTACGACGACAATGGCATCCCCATGCGACCGGCCACGGAGCTGACCGGAGATCACGCAGAGGGTGGCATCGTGGCGCAGCTCGACGAGGATGAACTCCTTCGTTGGGAGGGGCAGGAGCCCACCAACGAACTCGGAGGCATCAAGACGGGACCCAATCTGTTCGGCAAGAATATGCCGTTGGACACCAAGGACCCTCGATCCATGCTATCGGCGTACACGCGCCACTTGTGTGATTTCGAGGTGAAGCTACCAACGGACCCGAACGACAACACGAAGTACTACACCTTCAAGATGCGCAAGTTCACAGACACGAGGGACTTGCGCTACCTGAAGCGTGTGTGGGACGACATTGCCGCACAGGACAAGGCCACATTCGAGGAGATGTTGGCCGACGGCAGTCTCGCCCCAGTACTCGAGGGCCCCAGCTCCATGACCGAGGACGCCTTCTATGAGGCGCTGCAGGCGACGGAGACCCAGCAGGACAACAACATGAAGTCCATTCTGGGTACTCTCTTCAACAAACGAGGCGAAGATGGTGATCGCGCTCGGTTTGTCACCATGCCAGGCAGGCTCGGCTCGGACAAGCTCCATCATGCTCGCATGGCCCCGATGATCAAGGCCCTGGAGCATATGCACAAAGAGAAGCGAAATCACAGACACGTGAAAGGCCAGGATGAAGAGGCACGCCGCCATGCGCTGGGAGATTTCCTGCGAGGCATGGGTAAGGGCAAATTCCTTTTCAGCACGGATAAGAAATCCAATGACCGGTGTTGGACCCTCCAACACTGGGAGATATTCCTGGACTACCTGGATGAGGTGACGGTGTCGCAGTTCAAGCCCTTCATGGAGACTTACTGCTACACGCGCGCGCCCACTGAGCAAGCTGATCTCAAGCACAAGTACTGCACCTTCGTGTTAAGTGCGTACCTTCTGTACTACTTCAGCGGCATCAACCCGACGAGCTTCGGGAACCGCCTCATGTCCGAAGCAGAGGCCGGTGTCCTGACGCTCACCATCTTTGGCGAAGAAGCATACGCCAAGTGGTTGGCTGACCGCATTGTGCAGAAGGAGAGCGACGACCCATTCTGGATATCAGGATGGAAGCACGGCACCAAGTTGCAGCATGCCCATGTGGCACCCGTGTCCGACATGAATGAGGGCGATGACAAGGCCATCGCCCTCGAGAGCACCGCAGGAGGCGTGGAGCTGTCAGTGGACCAGCTCAACGACCTCTTGGTGACTAATGCCGGCAAATACACGGGCTTTGCTTACGAGATTGCCTTCATGCCCCATCAGGAGCTGAACTGTGGTCGGAAGTCGGTGGGCGAGTTCTGCTCCATCGTCTTCGGGCTGCCAGCCC